TGCATCAAGATCAGTATCTTTAAATGATTCTTTTATTTTTATTATTTTACCACCTGCTTCTAGTATTTTCATTATTTCTTCATATGTTTCTTTATTATGCCATATTCGGTCAATTCCTTGTATTCCTAATCCATGGTAAATATCTGCTTCTCTTTTAATTCCAAAAATATAATCTTCTATATCAAAATCTTTTCTTCTTTTATATATCATCATATCCCCTCAAAGAATATCCCCAATCGTTCTTTTGCCATACCATCAATCAATTCTTCTTTATCCATTGGCTTCAATAGTGTCTTAATCTTCTTTAAAAAGAACTTGTCTATCATAGTTTCATAATCAATTTGAACAACCTTATCAAATTCCTTTGGCCAACGTAAAAAGCTGATTGTCTCAACACCGTAAGGATTAGGCTTTACATAAACAACTCTAGCTTTTGTGCCGTTAGGAATATCTTCATATTCGTTCTCAATGCCTAATTCCTTCAGCAGCATTCTATAATTCCAAACTCCTTTGACATGCCAAGGAGCACCTTTCCTCCATCCCTCTTTAGTCAGATACTTATCAAGCTTGTTGATGCCTATGTTTGCTGCTATTTCCTCTGGGAATACTTTCTTCAGACTATCTCTACATTCATCTACTCTCTTTATAATCTCTTTGTCAGTAGCATCTCTCAAGATCATGTCTACTACTTCTTTAAGCACGATTCTCACAGCTTCAGCAGTATCAGATCTAACCATTTCCAATCCGGTAATTGATATCTTGTCACAAGGTGCTCCTTCCTCATTGACTGCCCAATAAGCATATTTTTTCTTCATAATGAAGATAGCACTTTTGGCAACTATCTCTTGTTTGAAGAGAATAGTGAAATCATCTACCGGAGAATTGTATGCTGCTTTCTGTATGTTGACGAAACATTTTTCATTAACAATTTTCTCAATACACTGAGATAATTTCCTCACCTTTTCTATCTTGGCTTCATCATTAAGGTCTGCCCATTTACTCTTAGCTGATACAACCCTCTTAAGAAACTCTCCCATCTTAATGAAGAGTGAATCAGTATCTATATAGGCAACCCAATCTGTATCTTCTGTATGCTCAACCATATCCTTATCAAGGTCTGGATCATACATTTCATCATACAGGATGCTCATAAACTCTTCATCATGAACCCACTTTGTTTGAAGATACTCATTTACATATCTCTCACCTGCTTTGATGGTTTGCCTACCACAAGCTGTAATAGCTTCTGCAATGCTTGTATTAAAGTATCTGCTATAAGGCACAGCAGTAACTCCAAACATAGCATTGAGAAGGATCTTTAAGGCCCACTGGAGATCAAACAATTGCTTTGCTCTTTCCTTCATCTTCTGATCTTCCTTTTCGGCCAATTGCTTTTTAAGCTCAATCATCTTACCTTTAACTTCTTTTCGTTTTGCAAAGATATTTCTCTGTACTTCTGCAAGTGTTCCTATTTTATGGGTAGTAAATACAGAACCATTCGGAGCAATAGCTAATAATTTTCTTTTCAATGATTCATTGAACTTGTCTTTTCTTGGACCACGAAAATTAACAATGCCAGATACATCCTTAAATATATCAAAGTCTGGAAATTCTCTCTGTTTAGTGTACTCCATTACTTGATCTTCAGGCAATCCTACAATCTTTCCAAAGTATGTCTCCGTTGACATGTTCAATGTTATAATTGCAGTTGGATAAGAAGATACTATATCAAGATCAACTATCCATTCATGCTTGCCACGTTGTGGTTCCTTGACATATGCAGCTTCAAAGGTCTCTTGAAAACCACCAATAAAGATAGGAGCACACATCTTGTTTCTTCTATAGTGAGTAAGAAGAGCACCTTCAATCAACTGAGTCATTGTGTGATAATATTTCATTGGGCATTTAGTTAGAAGAGAAAGAGACTGCACAAGTTTTATATAACCACACTTCTCTTCCAACTGATATACCCTTTTTGCATCTGTTCTATTATAAGTAACATAGAGATTCCAGTCCTCTCTATAAACTTCTCTAAGATCCTCATAATGAGAATAGTCTATTTTACCTTCACCTAATTCATGATATGCAACATAGTCTAGTCTATATGATTCTAAATTCGGCCCATACCACTTATAGATATCATAATAATCTAAGATTGTAACTCCAGCAATATCTATATTAGTATCACCTTTTTCAGAATCCCATACCCTAACTATATTAATAGGTGACATACCTGCAAAGATCTTAGAGTCTTCCCCAAACAACTTTTTAGATCTATTAATTAAATATGGTAAGTCGAAATTATAAATATTCCATCCTGTAAGGACATCACAAGGATACTTGTTCATATAGGCAAAGAGTTTTCGTAATAACTCTGATTCATCATTGCATTGAATGTAATATGTATCTTTAGGAAGTTCTCCAGTATACTCTTTTTCTCCAAAAGTTACAGATCTATCTCCACCATATAAAGTCACCAGAACTACAGGAAACTCTGGATTCCTAGTATTCGGGAAACTATCTTCATGAGCAACTTCTATATCAAGGGAATAAATCTTAAGCTTAGGAACTTCTATTTCATCATCCGGTATTTGATGATAGGTTTCAGCCAAGAATTGTATCTCTGGCCTAACTTTATTCTCATATACGTTTACCCTTTCCTTACAGAAAGAGTAATAGTCTTGATAGGAGTCAAAGGTCTTCTTAGCTACTTGGTGACCATCAATTGTTTTTACATCTCCACCTGTAGCTCTAAGGAAAACGTATGGAATCCAATATTGTGTTCTATAATTGGGAACTCCATCAACCATCTCCCATATATGCATGGTTGATTCTTTTGTTTCATAGTAAGTATTAATAAACATTAACTATCAAGGAACTCCTTTGCTTCTTTTTCAGTATTAAAGAACTTAAACCTAAAACTTCCCTTTGGTAGAGCCAATTGATGGAGATTGCCATTAACATCTCTTATCTCTACAAGAACAACATGCTCTGCATCCTCAACTACTCTACCATGGTTTACATATCTATCTCCCCATTGCCATACTACAAAATTTTTAGCCATTAGCTTCTCCCATGTAATGCTTTATTAATTATATGAATTGATTTTACTTCATTTCTTTCTAGAAATTCATCCAGTGCTTTGTCGAGAACACAATCAGAATTTTCAGAGTAGCAATTTTCTAGCTTGCAATAACTTACTACTCGTTCCCTTTGAACTGCTTCATGATGTTCACATTCCAAGCAAAATTCCAGTAATCTTGACCGTATATGTTTTGGAAAGAAGAAATGCTTATGGCTCACAATTCAAAGTCTCCTTCTTCAAAACCATCTGGCTCTGGCTCTATTAGAGCAGGAGTTATTTTGCCAATTTTTATATCATCAGGTGTAGCCATAACAGGATTATTTAATCCTACATTTCTAAGCATACTTGTTGCTATATCAACTATCTTCTGAACATTATTCATTTTGAAATACAGTTTAGAAGGAATTTCTATAATTAATATCTCTCCTGGTTCTAGTTTAAGCCTATACAAAGAAAATTCCCTATCTACATTGACATCTAGATTTTCCATAACTCTTCATCCTCCAAAAAGTCAGTGACAAAATCAGGCATAGGTGGTGAAGGTGGTTCTATTTCTTTAAATCTTGCTATACTCTCTGAGAGCATCTGCAATCCCTCATCTTTTCTATAAATGCAAAATGCAGGATGAACACTTAAAACATAAGGAGCATTATCATATCCAAGTGTACCTGCCAGAGCAAAATTTACTTGGTTCTCATCAATAATAGTTGCATTAAGTTTCATAATTCCTTGTCCATGTCCTAATGCACTATACATTGCATAATTACCTAATACTAATATTTTCTCTGGCTCAAATACTCTTATATACTTTCTAACCCATTCCCTGCAACAGTCTTGTTGATCTTCAGTTGGCTTACCATTCTTCCATGATTGGTTTTCATCAACAGGTCTACAATTGACACTATTAATTATAAGAAATTTATCTTTCTCCAAACCATGATCAGCCATGGTCTCCCACAATATATCACCTGCTGCTCCGGTAAAGGGTTCATTATCCCTTACCTCATTAGATCCAGGTGCTTCACCAATTATAGCATACCTGGACTCTTTTGTATAAAATGGCTTACATCTACCGTTATTATGCAGGTCACATTTTTTACAAACACGAATCTTATTATCTAGCAATACTAGCATTCGTATTTGTTTTGTGGTTAACATTTAATACTCTCCAAAGAACTCCTTCAAAAACTGAACTGCTTCAGGAACAGATTCAACCCAGGATGATACTGTATCATCTATCCATGTATGTTTCACATAGATATTCTCCATTGGAATATGGTCAACACTTCCGGTCTCCAAATACTCTTGAGCAATCTTAATTCGTTCCTCATAAGTAGGTGGAATCCAATTTCTTGCATTTCCATGAATACCGATAACAGGCATATTCAAAGTGTCTCTTGCCCAACAACACTCAAAGACAGTTCCTAATGGTTGCTTTGATGGAACATAGATTGCAAGATTAACTACCATTATATTACACATGCTTATAAGTTGAAAGTCTTTAGGCTTCAAGATGCCCTGAGATCTAGCAACAGCTTCTTTAATGAAAGCAGTATTGTCTCCTTGGAAGTCTCGTATGCTCTGATTGAATTTATTCTTACAAGGATTCACTATAACAAAGTTAGGATCATCCCTCATTAATTCTTCAAACTCTTCTCTCCACTCATAAGTTCTAACATCTCTTGAGATGCTTCCAGCTAGATAAACATGGTTTCTTTTCTTAGTTCGTCTGAGAAGATCTATTATCTCTGTAAGCTTATCAACCTTACTACTAAGACTAACAATAAGTTCTTCTTGAGCAGATAACCTTCTGTATAATTCATTAAAAGTATATTCTGGCATAATTCTAATAGAGGGGAGGTTGCCCCTCCCCATTTTCTCCTTTCAAATTTTATTTCCTTGTAGCAGGTGTGACATCAATCAAAGGTGTAATACCACCATTGCCAGTTACTATAACTTTATCACCTGGAGAAACTTTTTCATAAAGGGTTATATCCCTCTCAATTTCTCTCAGCTTAAGGTAGTCAGAAGTTAGTGCCTTACCCATAACAGTTACATAAACTGCTTCTGCTTCTGCTTCAGTAGCACGAACCTGCTTTCTCTTCTGAGCCAGAATTTTCCTATTATCTAGCTTAAGAATTTCCATAGCCTGAGTTGCTTTCTCAGTCTCAATTTCAATTTCACGTCTTCTCTTATCTTCCACAGCTTTAGTGATAACATCAGGATAATCGAAATTTGAAGTAGCTATGAGAGTGATTTTTACAGGTGTTCCCTGAACAGATTTAGTAAGTTTTTCTGTAATTGTTTTTGTAATTTCATCTCTAGCATTACGAATATCGGTTGTCTTATATTTTGACACAACCCCTCTTGCTATAGATCTTGCAGGATCGGCAACATATGTTTTATATAGAATATCAAATGGCAAAACACCTATATCACCATCCCATGTGATCTGAGAACCCTGCTTACCCAAAAGTTCCATGACTGCCTTATTATCATCGGCAAGTGTCATAACACGAATCTTAAGATCAAATTTAAAGTTAAGATCATCGTCACAAAGAATACTTAAAGGTTCTGTATATGCCTTTTCAACATACTCAATGAGGATCATTCTATCACGATTGTAACAAGTATGGTTTCCTGGTGCAAGAACTTCACCAGTCAAACCACCTGGAGTCATAACCATTCCGATAAATCCAGGTGGAACCCTCTCAGTACAACCAGTAGCAATAAACATTGCTACAACCATTAAAACCAACATCAACATTTTGAATCTTCTCATAACATATTCTCCTTTCTATTATTGTCTTCTTTTTAGAATTTCATCTATTTCTTTATCTGCTTCTTCCTTACTTTGCTTGTATTCTTCCTCTGAAGCCACTTTAGGAAGTGTGCCAGTTTTATCCTTGTTTGCTTCACCTTCCTGAGTGATAACAGCAATAGGCTTTTCATCAGGAAGTTCTTTTACTCGTTCCATCCATCCTGACTTTTGATAGTCAGTTGTCTTCTGTCTTTTGCCAGGACCATAGGCAAAAAAGCCAGCAAAAACAAGAAAGAAGAGAGCAAGTGCCATTATAAAAAGTTGCCACATGTAGCTTTTTTTCAATCTGTTTGCCAGTTTCTCATCCTTCTCCCAGACCTCACCCACTTTGATAAGTGTTTTTACAAACCTGATTCCAACAATTACCAACACAACTATCATCAGTGGAGGAACATAAGCCAACAAATTATTTCCTGTATTCAACAACTGATCCATTTCATACCTCCTTATAGTTAGAGATTATTAAACCCCATACAACATCAATAACATCCTCAATGGGTCTCATGTTATTAATTTGATGATAGGTAAGTTCCTTTGACAGTATCTCATCAAGAACTAAATTCTCATATCTCCAATGTATTGTTTCAAGCTTATCTACTACATGTGACTTTTCAAATTCATTCATTTCTTTGGCTCTACTTGTAATTCTTCGTAAACATTCCTCCGGTGTTACATATAAATAAAAAATCAGTGGGTTTAAATCTGCAAACCAATCATGATGTTTTAAGTGAACATACTGTACATTGATGGGCCAATATGCCAAATTACTTAGGACAGATCTATCACTTACAACCCACTTACCTGCTTTTAGTGAAGGTTCTACTATCTGTCTTAAATTTTCATGTGCATCTGCATAAAAAAGGTGGGCATATGTGATATCATCCAAATTCTGTTCTTTACCATGGATGATTAATTGACGTACATCTTTACAGAATTTCAAGTGTGGTGATCCTGGCTCTTTGGTATAAACAACATCTCCCCTAAGCTTTTGAGCAATTGTTTCTGCTATAGTTGTTTTTCCACTACCATCATTGCCTTCAAATACAATATACCTATTTAATTCTTTTCTCTCTGACATATTCAATAACCCCCATCACAGCTTTTCTTAAAAACCAAAGCAATATAAAACCACCTACAACAATCAAACCTATAAAATTAATGAAATCACCTATTCCTCTAAACGGTCCTGTATCTTGGTGAAGATTCATCTGCTGCATCTGTTTCAACATTTCATAGGCCAAATCGTTTGGCATTTTCCATAAATTCCTTTCTATAAGCCTGTACTTCCAAAACCTCCTTCTCCCCTTTCAGTATCAAGTGAAACAGGTGCTTCCCTTATATACATACTATCCAGCTTATGAAAAACTAGCTGAACAACTGCTGTTCCTCTTTCAAGCTGAACAGGCATATCACTGATATTAAGAAGGGGTACTTTTATTTCCCCCCTATATCCACTATCTATAGTTCCAACACCTAAAGCAAAGATCAAACCATGCTTAAGAGGTAAACTGGATCTAGATCTAACTTGACATTCCCATCCTCTAGGAAGTTCTATTCTTATTCCTATTTCTACTAATTTTAACTCATTTACATGGAATTGTAAACCTTGAGGGATACGAATATCATAGCCACTATCATCTGGGTAGGCTTTTTCTGGCATGAAAGCATCGGGTCTAATTCGTTCAACATTGATTCCTGGCATACCTTCTATTTTATACATCATTGTGTCCATTGCCATTCCCTCCTGTTCCACGTAGTCTTCTTTGATCATGTGAAAGTGCAGCTTCTTCTATCCACAAACTCTCTTCTGAAGAATCATACATCTTTAAACTTCTTGCATCAAAATAAAATTGATCAACCTCCCCAACACGTCCACCTAAACGATTCTTTTCAATCTTATAGTGTATTTCATTTTCATAAACTAGTTTATCTTCATCAACACCATAGATTGCTATAAAATCTGCTGTTGCTGGAATGCCCATACTTTCTGCAATATAGCTAAAAGAAACAGATTTAAAATCTGTCAATGTACCAGGACGGTTTAACTGGCTTACTGAAATAATAGGTATATTGAAAACAAATCCCAATGCTCTTAGCTCTTCAGCAATCCTTTTGACATCCACATATAAATCATGTCTAGACCCACCATAACTTGGCTTCATTAAATTTATATAGTCAACATAGATTGCATCCAGCTTTACATCTCTCAAACTCAATTCTCTTATATAAGCCTTGTAGTCAAGAACTGTAGCTTCACCAGTAGGAAATTCTTTAATGTAGAGCTTCCCTAAGCCCTCTCTTTGGGAAATGCTCTTTAGCTTCCTATAAAGCTTAAGTATGTTTTCATCCCCTCTATAAATCTTATTGATGTCCATACAAGAGAGAATGCTATCAAACCTCTGGGCAAAAGCATCTTCAGACATTTCAAGAGTTAGCAAAGCAACATTATGTCCTGCAAGAACTTGACGTGCCATAATGTTAGCCAATGTATTTGACTTGAACCCATGAATAGCAGCAACTATAACAGAAAGAGTATATGGTGGAAAACCACCATTAAGATATTCATCAAAAATAGGATAATAAGTAGGAAGTCTATTATCAGAAAATTTTCTAATCCTACTTATTCGTTCTCGTAGTGTGCCAAAATAATCTAAGCCTAGCTTGAGCTTGATGGTCTTACCCAAGGCTGATTCTATATTGTTCCTAATAGATCCATAGTCCTTATCATCTATGAGATCCACTGACTTCAGAATGGCTTGCTTCATTGCCTTTTCTCTAAGCCATTCATCGGTTTTGTCTATTAGGTATTCATACTGTCTAGCAACATCAAACTCAATAGCATTTATCTCATTAAGAAAATCTCTTGCTCGTTCCTGTCTTTCTACATCTTCTATTTCATTTATTATAATATCTTGAGGTGGTATATCATCATATCTATTAAAATAGTTAAGCACAGTTCCATATATATCTGCTGCTGCTGGTGATGATAAATATGCTGCTTCTACTGCTGTTGCTATTGATGCTAGATAAGCTTTATCAAGTAATAGAGACTTGATGAGGATAGTTTCTGTAAAGGACATTAATCTTTTTCGTTCTCCTTTGGTTCATATAGAGGACAAACTACTACTTTTACTTTTGCACTTTGCTTGCACTTCTTCTTACAGGCAAGGCATTTAGCATTATACTCTTCCCACCATGTAGTTTGCTTTGTCATATTTTTGATTATAAACTATTTGAACTGAAATGTTAACCTCTGGGTTTATTTATGCTATAATGCAGGAAAATAGCAATAAATATATAAGAGGATGCATATGTCAGAAGATAAAAAACTAACAGAAAAAGAAATAAGAGAAAAGATATTAGAAGAACTGTATAATGAATATCAAATTGATGAGATGGTTAGATTCTCTGAATTAGATATTGCCGAAAAGTTACAAGACAATACCTTCTGGGTAGTGAAATTTAGAGATCTATTAGTTAAGGCACAAGCTGAATATGAATACTTAGAAGGACTGCTAGAAAAATTAATTGGGCAAAGATATAACTACTATAGATTCAATGATGATAGAGAACTAGATAAATCAGAAATAAAAGCCTACTACATTCCCCAAGATTCAAAAGTAATTCATATGAAAAAAATCTTAGCAAGGCAAAAGTTAAAAGTAGAATTCTTCAAGATGTGTGTTGCTGGAATGGAGAAGCAGCAGTGGAATATGAAGAACTTTCTAGATTCATTAAAAGGAAACATATAATTTGATAGTACAGATTAAAAAGCTTGACACCAATCCCCTTCGAATCCAAATAAATACTGAAGACGAAAAATACCTCAAAGACCTTCATAAAACCCTATCGGATTTCGTGCCTAATTATTATCACATGCCACAATTTAAGAGAGGTGGATGGGATGGTAGAGCATCCATGTTCCTCAAGCCAAACAGAAGTGTGCCTTATGGTCTTCTCATGGATATTGTAAGACACCACAAAAAACATTGGTCTCATTATACACTAGATATAGATCCTGATGTATCGGGACTTTTCAGGGGGCAACTTCTAAACTATAAATTCGACCTCAATCTCTGCCCATATGATTATCAACAAGACTGTATAGATGGTGCAATAAGAACCACTAAAGGTATAATTAGATCTGCAACTGCTAGTGGGAAAAGCTTAATGATTGCTTATATAATGAAGATCCTAAGAGACTTTAGAATAAGTGAAAGACAAATTGTTATAGTACCAACAACTAATTTAATTACACAATTCATTGGTGATCTTAAAGACTATGGCATTGATCCAAAAGATATTGGTTCTGTTTGGGAGAAAGCAAAACAATTTGATAAGCCATACGTTATATCAACTTGGCACACTCTTTCAAAAAAGAAATATGTTAAGTTTATAAATCTATACAACACAATTATTATAGATGAAACCCATCAAGCAGGTGCTTTCCAAATACGAAAGATCTTAGGTAAGGCAACAAGAGCACAATACAGGCTAGGATTCACCGGAACTCTACATGCAGGATATATGGACAACTGGAATGTCAAGGCTTACCTTGGTCCTGTTATTAAAGACTATCCATCACAGCTTCTTGCCAAATGGGGCTATGTGGCAAAGTGCAATGTAAATGTAATTAATATTGACTATGATGATCCGTACTATGAAAAATATGGTGGACGTTATCCTGAAGTGAGAGATGATATCTTCAACCATCCCTATCGAATGAAACTACTTACAGACATTGTTGAACAGATAGACTCAACAGTACTGCTACTTGTAGGTAGAGTAGACCTTGAGGGACAGATTCTCAAGAGAATTTTCA